CCTATAAGTAAATTACTTTACTTTAATCCCCAAGTAAGTCACGTTCACACGTTTCTTACTGATTTGAGTGGATGATCTATCCACTACCTTGGATGGCGAGCCCTCCAGCACCCTCTGTACGAGGTTGCGTTGGAGGCGAGACCAACCTGGGATCGCAGACTCTCGTTGCTTAGATTTCACAACGACTAGCCTACAAGACCAGTAACTGGTGCTATCGCTCCACCGAAGATCATTGTACTCATTATGAGTCCATACATCGACGGTAGTGACAAGCGACAGGAATGCTTGCGGACTGGGCGTTCGTGGAATACGACCGATCAATCTTTCGACAACCTGAAGCTGGTACTTAGAGCGACGTGGGCAAACGTACTGCGTATTCTCGCAATACCGAACCCAAGCCGCAATAGCGGTGCCATCTGAGGGTCGCTGAGGTGGTAGATTCTTCACACGAAATGGCGTGACATTGAAACCTTTAAAGGCCTCAATTCCACAACTTTCGCGAAAAGGGTGACTACCTATGAATGACTTCTGACGGTTGACTTTTAAAGCCACCGATTCGAGGACATCCATTACTTCCTCTGTGTGGCCGCCGGCGATGATTATATCATCTCCGTACACCCACACGGACGAACACGCGAGCTCGAACGAGCCGGTACGGTGCCAAATCGTACCTACAGCTAAGCTCCAGAAAACCAAGGACTCCACGGGGAAGCATAAAGCACTTCCCATGGGAGCAAACTTGGATAAAGGGAGCAAACTGCCGTCAGGGAGGCAGGTAGCTGTCGATCTGAGTGCTAACCAACGCCTAGATATCCTTTCTGGAACTAGGTACTTGACAAGCGCTACAGACACGCGGTCGGACGCATCAGACATGTCAATCGTATCCTTCGCTCTCGAGAGTGAACTCTCTAAGGCTAGTGATGCGTTGATATCCTGGCGTTCGAAGTTGACGTGCCCCTGGGTATACCTATGTCGCTCGATGTAATCCATCAAGTGACATGACACACCTTGCTGGAGGTACATAAGTTCTTTTGGTTCGCAGGATATTATCCTGGGACCACGAGAATCCTTAGGTACAGTCAGCAGCCGAGCTGTCGGTTCTTTCTCGCGGACAAGTCTGCGATATTCCCCGGCAGAAGCGGCTAGTTGGAGGGGTCGGGCCCTTCGCACTGTGTCCCCACCGATCACTGATCGGACCGAGTAGAAGTACTCGTAATATGGGAACTCAGCATGAACGCTTTCATAGAGAGTGGTCCAAGACCACTTCTCATTATGGCGTTCACCCCCGGCAACAGCGCCTGGTCCGTGCTTAGGAGTGTTAACGACAGGGTGATACCCTGAAAGAAGCATCTCCATAGCACTTTGAGCATATCCCAATCGAAGATTGGGACATACTTCAAAATAGGATAATTCGTCTTCGATTTGCAAGAAGGAAGACATCTTAGCCTCAACCAGATCGGGTCTACAAGGAACATCAAGTTTCTTGAGACCTAATAGTAGTGTTCGTAAAATACGATACACTTCGGCGTCTGCTGCACAGACACTCTCTGCTTGCAACCTTTTTAGAAAAATCCAAAAAGGGCGGAGAAACACGGGAAACAAGCCATCGTAGGGTTTAAAACCTTCGACGCGTTGAATATCGTGTCCCCAGACGAATCTGTCCATCCAATCCCCCAGACGGGGGAGAGTAATGGTAAGAAACGCCATACCTTCTTCACTGAAGCGCTTCCTAATATAGGAAGCATCCTTCAATTCGTCTTGCAAACGAATAAGAGAAGGGTCACAAGCATGAAGTGACGCGTAAGCGTCAGCGAGCGTTTCGACGACGAGATCCAGGACCTTGTCCTGGGCGTGGCTTTTCGGGATTCCCATTTTGGGTTATGTTCCTTCCACGCCGCCTACTCTTACGCTCAATACTCAACAGATGCCGGACTACTAGTATAATAACTAGTGCTAGAGCCTCAAAGAAGTCTCTAGGATCCGGGTCCGTACACACACTAGACTTGGCCTTGAGCAAGTCGGTTAACATTAGCCGCATCAACAAAGTTGCGGATATATGCTACCAAATTGTCACGCTGAGTCGTCGTGAGTGTCGCCAAGCCAACGGGAGTGGTTATCGTCAAATTGACGGTAATCTCTTCGTTGATGGAAACGGTGTTACCGCCTAACACAACCGTGGTAGGTGCAACAGCCTTAGCCTGGACAAGAGAGCGACGAATCGCTACTCCGGTCTTGGATTTTCCAATAAGTTGCTGCTTGACAATCAAGCGAATGTCCAAAGCGGACGTAGAGTCGGAGGTATTTAACCACTCGGCCGTAGTCCGATCCTTGGCGATTTCGCTGAAAGTCTTAGCAGTTCCAGCTTCATTGTTGAGTGTAGTGATTGATAGCGGCATGTCTCGTAATCCTTAACGTCATCTCGACGTGATACCTTGGGTCTATTCTCTGCGGTTGTGTCCTTGTTGGATCAACGACAGTAGAATACTCGCGTTATACCATTCGATTGGTATGCGGAAAGGGAAGCTACTTATTTCAGGTAGCCCTGGTTGTCGATTGAATACGTGGTACCTAAAGGCACCAACTTCAGTGCGCGGACAATCCTCATAGGATGGTTCGTCATCTAAGGCACCTTCACCGACCGTCATGCTCTGAAGAGCAAAAAACGTGCCGGTAATGTTAACCTTAATCGTCCACCCAGCCTGCCGAATAGTCGCATGACCAAACGGACTAAGGTCGCTCTTGAGGAGCTCCCGAAGTCTGTGAGATTCAGTGCGAAACCAGTCGATAAGCCAGGAAAACGGCACTGCCTCCCAGGCGATCTGCAGAGGGTTGTAAAGCCCCTGCATAACGTTCTCCACGATATGCACAGTGTCTTGCCAACGTCCAAAGAGCAAGTAATCAGGAATATCAAACCTGATCCAAGCCCAGGACGATAAGAATACCTCCGCGGAGCAATCTGCTTCGAAAGAGAGATTCGGGGTAAGCCAATCTGCCCACTCTTGCCAGTATTCATCAGGGGGAACCCCGTGAATATCAGGTGTGGGGTTAAAGTATGGTTGAGTCACGACAATGGGAGCCGGTTCAAAATGAACACGGTTAATCTCAAAAGTACGCGGACTCTCCCTATATTTAACCTTCGTGTCCTTATGGTTGCGCGCCCGTAGCCAAGCGAGACGCTTTACAGCTTTCTCGAAGGTGTGCGAGAGCGCCTTAAGGTCATTTATAGTCGGTCTAATCGCAAAGTTCCAAGACAACCAAAAGTTGCCTGTTTCTTTGAAATGCCGTCTAAATGCCTTAAGACTATTCAGAATGCCTTCTTCAAGGCGTTTCAGAATATTAACGTTGCCGTCCAACAGCTCGATAGCCTCAATTACGAAGTTAACGAGACTGGCTTCAGTGTCAACGAGAGTGGTGTAGTGGTACTCAGCGCGAGCTGAGAAATCCTGCAACCACTGACCAATAGGAAGAGGGATATTCCGACAATCAACGATAGGGTCATTCAAAGACCTCTGGAACGTAGTTCCAAGGGAATGAATGAACCCTCTCGAGTCTGTCCACTCGTCAGCAAATGGGAAGTCATTATAAACTCCCACATAGCGCTCGTGGAAACAGGGGTTGAAATCATCCTTTACAAAACCATGAGTATCCGCAATTAGGTGAAACTTTTCGTAACACTTCATAGAGGAGCACATGTGCTGTACAGGATCAGGATGGGAAGCATCTTGAGGCCAGAACCGGGTGTACACACCATATAATGGGGTGTATTCACCACCACGAGTTCGGACTCTATAGGCGCTTCTCATGATCTCAGTTTCCTTTCAATCACAGGTCCCCAAG